TTGAAGAAGATCAACTAGAATGTTTTAATTATAAAAATCTACAACCATTATGGGCGATAGATAACATTAAAAAAGGAGATAAATATTATGGTTAATCCAATTATAAAATCATTAGCAATTTTATTTTGTTCAATACTATTTATACAATGGTTATTATTAGGGCTAGTATTGTAAGAATAATAATTAATTAATTGAATAAATAATTTTTTATTTGACATATAAAAATTTATACTTTAATAATTAAGATAGACAATTAACATAACAAAAGAAAGTGAGAATACATGTTAACAAAAACTAATATAAAAAACTACATAAACTGTTTAAACGTGCCTCTTAATATTGAGAGATACAAAAGAGCATTGTTTGTTATTATCAATAACGATAACACAAAAAAACTTGAGGTTTGTTTTACCAAAGCTGACGGCTCTGATAGATACCTTATTGGAGATATTAAGAATAGAATTAAGTATCTTGATAAAGAAAATGGAACTTTTGTATATAGCAAAAGAGACTCTATGTTAGGATTAAGAAAAAATCTAAAACAAAATAATATCCTACAAGTATTTGATCAAGAAAAGAATGCTTACAGATGTATTAAGATTGAAAAGATTAAGTATATTAAAAAACATAAAACTAGGTATGAGGTAAAAGAATATACAAAGTTTGGAGAAACATTTTACATCATAACAAAACTGTAATAATATTAATTAAATAATAAAGTGAGTGAGAAATATGAAACATTACACAGTAGAATATAAAACTACTAATAAAATAAAAGAGAGAGAGTTTAACGACTTATCCAAGGCTCATGAGTTTGCAGAGCTGCAAGGCATGGAGGGATATGACGTTAGAATATATGACAACACACGAGAAAGCAGAAAAGTAATTGCTGAAGATTGGGGAGTGAGATGACATTTAAATTATGGCAAACATTAGAAAAAGAACATTTAGATTTATATGATCAACTATCTGATGACGAGTGGGAAGATTTTGTAGAAGAAAATGAAGATGCTTTTGCAGAATTTACGGCTCAATACGGAAGTAGTTTGTTTATAAATTACTTGCACAAAATTAAAGATAATAAAGGGAGGGATAATGAATAAAAAAACATATCATTTTCAAGTCGATTGTTGTTATGACTATAAGATAAAAGCTGACAACGAAGAACAAGCAAGGCAAATTTTAATCGATAAAGGTGGTTTTGAAATACAAGGCACATTGAGATATGTAGATAATGCCTATGCTGATGCAACCTTAACTGAAGTGGAGGGATAATGGGTAATCAACATTTAAAACTACAAGAAAAAGTGTGGTCAGAATTAGATAATAAAATTGAGGAACAGTATCACGAGCTGATGAGTAATTGTTTATATAAAGGCAAACCAATTACCAAGTTTAACTTTGAAGAAGTGGTAGAGGATACTGATTTTATAGTGCATTGGTTTAATTATATTGTAGATAAAATGTACTGTATATTTTATTCCCAACTTACTGATGATGAAAACGGAAACCTTAAAGAATATGTAATGGATAAACTTTATAATTTTTTAGATGAAGATGTCCAAGAACATAGACAAAATGAAAAACCAAGTGAAGAAAGTGAGGACAACAATGACGAAGTCTATTGGTGCTAAAAATAAAACTAAACAATTTATGAACGACCCAGATAATCATAAATCATTTACATTAAGACAGATAAAGTATGGTGCTTTATATGTTAAGGTTGATAACGAGGAAGGTATAAACGATAGCCACTCTCAAGCTTATTTTAATGGTTTATGTGAAGGTTTAGATATGCTTATTGATGAAATAGAAAGGAGGTATGGTGATGCCTAAAGTAATAGACATAAAATCAAAGAAGCCGTTTAAACAAACTAAACTTTGTGATGACCACCAGATCGAGTGGGTAGTTAAAGAAGTGGTAAAGGTGTTAAAGAAAGCTGATGCTAAAGGGTTTGATGCTTTTAATACGAGCAGAGGACTAGCACAACTATGTGTAAGTTATATACACGATACCGCACCTGATACACTGTCGGCTCAACATTTATTATTAACAACAATAGGCATAGAACTATCTGAAAAGGTAGAACAAATGCTTAAAATAAAAGGAGAAGAGTGATGACTTATGAAGAACTTATTAAATGGCTAGACAATGCACCCGTTGATTACGAAGAAGTACAACACTTTAGTGATGAAGCTGGTGCATCAATATGGATTAGATTTGATTTAGATAAGGAGGAAGATGATGCCTAGAAAAGAAATGTCAGATCAACAATTCAATAAATTTCAAGATGATTTTTTTGATTTACTTGAGGAAAATGGTGTAAGTAAAATAACTTGTGACCATCCTAAATGGAACGACATATGTGACATACGGAATAGGGTGGCTGAGTTTATTGAAGAACAAGTTTATTTACAAGTATGGGAGGATGATGATGACTAAATACATAGCTGATATATCAAGTGTCCACGAAGTTTCTGAAAAAGAAAAGGAACTCTTGGAAACAGTTTGGTCAGATGATGAGATCAAACAATGGTTAATTAAACAAGTAATGGATAACAAGATTGAGTTTCTAGGTATTCATTATGATAATGACGGAGAAGAATTAGAAAATGTAGATTTAGGAGGAGTGTTATGACTAAAGAAACAATTAATTTAAGTGCTTTCAAAGATGGTGTAACTGATGCCGTTCTTGAGGGTAGTAGGTCAAGCTACCATCCTGATATGTATTATTACAAACAAGGATATGACTTTGGCTTAACAATGTATAATGAGTTCATGAAACTAAATGAAGAAGAAATTAGTAGGTTGAAAAAGAAAGTGGGGATTGATGACTAAAGAACTGTTTGCCTTATACCTAGTTTTCTCTACACCAAATGGTGTGGAGGAGAAGTTTATCATGAGTCGAGAGAACTGTGATAACCTACAACCAATCGTTGAACAAGAGTTTAAACAATTGAATATTAATCGAGATGAACTTAAACAATCTGGACACATGTGTATTGGTTGGAAGTTTCATCTTATACGACAAAGGAGTAAGTGATGAGACAACTTGATTTATTTTGCGACAGATATAAAAGATATATTATTACTAAACAAAAAGGTAATGATGATCTGTGGGTAATATGGGATGATTGGAAACTAAAAGAAACCAAACATATTTTTGTTGAAGGTAAAAAAGCTAAAGAATATTTAGACAGTAATTTAATTCAGGAATATAGATATGTTTGATGTATATCTTATTACTATATGGCTAGAACTCAATGGCAAACTTTCCATGTATCGAACGACACCAACCATGAGTTGTGAGGGAACTGTCAAAGATTTAGCTTATAAATATAAAGATAGACCAGAGAAATTAATTGCAGTAAAATGTGATACATTAGAAACAATAAAAGAAAAAAAGGAGTATTTTGAATAATCATGGCAATAATACATAAGCATGACAAAGCTACATTTGTCACTCACAACGACATAATGCTTGTTGGATGTGGACACCATCAATTAGGCAGTATTAAAACAAAATATGAACACCTTGTGAAAGTGTTTGGATCACCTGAGTTATGTTTGGGATCTAAAAGTGTAGACTTTATGTGGAGAATACAATACGAACCTGGTAATCTTGAATCTCAGGTTGTTATATTAAACCTACCTCGTGCCGTACAACCAATTCCATTTGACTATCGTCTCATTACAAATTGGTTGATAAAGGGATACAAGAATAAATTTTACCAACAAACTATAAAGGAGTTAAAAAACTATGTCTGAAGATAATAATCCAAAAATGAACCCCAAGCTACGAATGGAAATGATTGAACATGTACTTGATGATTTTTTAAACAATCGTATTGATCGTGATACTGCTGAGATGAAACTCTATTGTTTTGGTGCTAATAATTATCAGGATCGTATTGTTGAGCTTGATGCTTATCGTAGAGCTAGAGCAAAAAAACAACCCGTTGCTGATGCTCATCATGATACCTATCATGCAAACAAACCTTGTGATACTGAGTGATGGTCTTAATGATTACTATCCCTACTTCTCAAAGAGACACAAACCGTCTATATATAGTTAATAATATTATTAATAATAATATTAATAATAATATTAATAGTAGTAGTAATAGTAGTAGTAATAGTAGTAGTAATAATATTATTAATAAATATATTAATAATACTATTAATAATATTATTAATAATATTACTCCCCCTCGGAATCTACCCGAATCCTATCATAGGATTAAACATCTGACAACCCCTGATCTAACTTTTATTCCACTCATATTTCCTCCCCTTGATACAGCCGTGGAATACGGGGGTTTGTCTCATGTTTAGTATTCGTTTTATCTCATGCTTGACGAACCCCGAAAAAATATATATAACCAATCGTAAATAAAAAAAGGAGTGACGACAATGACACAAACAACAACCAATAAGAGTAAGTTCTTACGACACAGTAAGTGCAACAACTGTGGATCAAGTGATGGACGAGCCGTGTACGAAGATGGATCAACCTATTGTTTCGTATGCAACACATTCGAGAAACAAGGAACGGAAGCCGTGGACATAGACGATACACCATCACAAATGCAAACAACTATTAATCTTGCTGATAGACAAAGAGATATCCATGCTCTTGCTGATAGAGGTATATCACAGAAGACGGCACACAGATATGGAGTGACAGCTACTCTAAACAAAGAAGGAGAGATTAGCCACCACCACTATCCATACTTCGATCGCAAGTCGTTTAAACAAATCGCCGTGAAGACTCGTAATGTAGCAGATAAGACCTTTCACTTTGAAGGACATGGTGGTAATCAATGTATGCTTTTTGGTCAGCAATGTTTTAAACAAGGTGGTCAATACCTAACAATCACCGAGGGAGAATGTGATGCTATGGCAGTATACGAAATCTTTGGACAGAAGTTTCCAAGTGTAAGTATACGATCTGGTTCACAAGGTGGAGTGATGGATTGTAAAAGAAACTATGAGTTCATCAACAGTTTTGAAAAGGTTGTGTTGTGTTTTGATATGGATGATCCTGGTCAACAATCAGCACGAGAGATAGCTGAACTGTTTCCTCCACAGAAAGTATCCATAGTTAAAATGGATCTCAAAGATCCAAACGAATATCTATTTAAAAATAAAAGACAAGAGTTCATAGACAGATGGTACAATGCAAAGGTCTATACACCCGATGGTATTGTTCTTGGTGAAGATACTTGGGATATCGTCAGCAAAGAAGATGAAATCAAATCACTACCATATCCGTGGGAAGGCATGAACAAAATGACTTATGGTATGAGACTTGGAGAACTATGTACCTTTACTGCTGGTTCAGGTATAGGTAAGTCGAGCATCATGAGAGAGTTAGCTTACCACATAATTAAAAACACTAAAGAATCTGTGGGTTGTTTGTTCCTAGAAGAATCAATAGAACGAACGGCTAAAGGTATTATGTCAGTACATGGTTGCAAACCTTTTCACTTACCCACATGTCAAGCAACTAAAGAAGAGAAGAGATTGTCGTGGGAACAAACCCTAGGTACCGGACGGATTAGATTGTGGGATCACTTTGGTTCAACAGAAATATCAAACATCGTATCAAAGGTTCAGTACCTAGCTAGTGGTCTTGATTGTCGATACATAATACTTGATCACTTATCAATGGTGGTATCAGCTATGGAGAATGGTGACGAACGAAAAGCTATTGATGAATGTATGACTAAACTAAGAATGTTAGTGCAAGAACAAAAGATACATCTCATGTTGGTTTCACATTTACGAAGAGGTACATCTGATTCCGGTCATGAAGAGGGAGCCGTCGTAAGTCTATCACAACTCAGAGGATCAGCCGGGATAGCTCAACTATCTGATATGGTTTTTAGTTTAGAAAGAAATGGTCAACACGACGAGGAAGATATACGAAACACAACAACGATAAGAGTTCTAAAAAATAGATTCTCGGGAGAGACGGGGCCTTGTTGTTGGTTGAAATGGAATAAAGATACCGGTCGTATGTCCGAGTGTGATGCACCAATTAGTCGTAATAATAATAGAAGAAATATTAAAAGAAAAAAGAATGTCGTAGATGACTTTCAGGAGATGCCGACCAATGGATTCAAAGTTTAAAACAGTTGTACTTGACATAGAGACAGACAGTTTAAACCCTACCAAGATTCATTGTGTGGCTGTCCAAGATTATGATACCGGAGTAATGTTATCGTTTGTAGGTGAGAATATCCCGACTCAATTAGTAAGGTTTATAAATGACAATCCAGAACGAAAATACATTATGCATAATGGTGTATCATTTGATGCACCGGTCTTAAATAAATTGTTAGGAGTAAAAATAAAACTATCACAGATTCTAGACACCCTTATCATTTCACAAATGCTTAACCCTCACATGGATGGAGGACATAGTTTGAAAGCTTGGGGAGAACGATTAGATGGTGAAGGGAAGGCAGACTATGACAAAGGTTTTGATACATATTGTAGTGAGATGTTAGATTATTGTATTAGTGATGTTGATTTAACAAGACGATTGATGCAACATCTACGACCACAGATTGCAAAGTTTAGCAACGAATCAGTTAGACTTGAACATAAAGTTAAGATGATACTTAGTTGGCAAGAAAAAGAGGGTTTCTATCTTGATACTAAAAAAGCTTTTGGATTGATGGGGAAACTAGAAGATGAATCAAACGTGATAAAAGATAATCTACAAAAAATATTTCCACCCATAACTTACAAAAGAATATCAGAGAAGACGGGTAAAGAATTAAAAAGTAAGATTGAAGTATTTAATCCGGGATCACGAAAACAAATAGCCGAAAGACTTATTAAACTTGGTTGGAAACCTCGTAAGTTTACACCAACAAAACAACCTATTGTTGATGAAAAAATATTAAGTGGTCTTGACTACCCCGAAGCCAAAGAGGTGTCTCAATATTTACTTTTACAAAAGAGAGTATCACAAATAAAAAGTTGGTTAGATGTAGTTAGTGATGACAACAAAGTACACGGACGAGTCTTTACTCTTGGGTGTGTGTCTCATAGAATGTCACACAATAGTCCTAATATGGCACAAGTTCCGGCTAGTTATTCACCATACGGAAAAGAGTGTAGGGATTGTTGGACAGTTAGTGATCCTGAAAAGTATTGTTTAGTAGGATCAGATGCGAGTTCGTTAGAACTGAGATGCTTTGCTCACTATATCAATGATAAAAAATATACAGAAGAAGTAGTGCATGGAGATATACATAGCTATAACCAACGACTAGCTGAATTACCTGACAGACCAACGGCAAAAACATTTATATATGCTTGGTTGTATGGAGCCGGAGATCAAAAAATTGGTGAGATAGTTGGTGGTGGTGTTGAACGGGGTCGTCAACTACGAGAAAAGTTTATGGATGCGATACCGGCTATTAAAAGGTTAAGAAATTATGTAGATCAATCGGCTCGTAAAGGTGTTGTAAAGGCTATTGATGGTCGATATCTAATCGTTCGTAATCAACACTCAGCACTAAATACTTTATTGCAAGGAGCCGGAGCTATTGTATGTAAACAATGGTTAGTAAACATAATTGATTTGATGAAACAAAAAAATATAAATGCAAAACCGGTAGCTAACATACACGACGAAGTTCAGTTTGAAGTTCTTAAAAAACAAGCAGAAGAGTTTGGTAATATTACAAAGGAGGCAATGAAATGTACTGAAAAGCAACTTTATTTTAAATGTCCGTTGGACAGTGAATATAGCATAGGTAAAACGTGGAAAGATACTCACTAGGTATGTTGACAATCGCATACTTATGTTATAATAATTATCGTATTATTAATATAGTTTTTAGATAACTAAAGACACCAAGAAAAAAGGAGTAAACTATGCCAATGATAAGTGGTATATCTTATTGGGCGAAAGTCCACAAACCGGCAGTTGATGATTATAATCCGGACGGAATATATTCCATTGATGTAGCTGTTGATTCTAAAACTGAGGCACAACTAAAAAAGTTAGGTCTTGAAAAGAGAATTAAAAATAAAGAGGATGATCGTGGTAACTTCATACAGATTAAAAGAAAAGTAAAAAAGAGAGATGGTAGTATGAACACACCGGTTAGGGTTGTGGATGCTCAAAAGAATCCAATCCCGGAAACCACCTTGATAGGTAATGGATCAAAAGTAAATGTGTTATTTGATACTTACGACTATGACATTAGGGGTAACAAAGGTGTGGGTTCAGCATTGAAAGCCGTGCAAGTGATAGATCTTGTATCTTACAAAGAAGAACTTGGAGACTTACCTAAAGTTAAAGGTGGGTTTGAATCACCGGCTGATGATAAACCACAACAAAAGAATGGTCAGGCCGTTAGTAAGGACGGCTTGGACGAAGAGCTTCCTTTCTAATTTATTAGAAGGAATAAATGGTGGCTAGGTTTTTAGATCTCACTCACTCACTTTTCCTAGCCACCTTTTTTTATGTCTGATATAAAAACTCTTGTCGACGATATCTATAAACTCTTTGATGATAACAACAAAGAACCCACAAAAAGTGATCTTAATATGTTTGCTAAAAATGTCTGTGAATCTATAAAAACTTATCTTACAGAAGATAATAAGAACAAACCTCGTAAGTTACGTATGTCTAGTCTTGGTAAACCGGCTCGTCAACTATGGTATGAATTTTATAGACCAGATTTGCGAGAACACTTACCACCATATGTAAAAATAAAATTTTTGTATGGTCACATCCTTGAAGAATTATTATTATTATTAGCTCGTACATCAGGACACACAGTAACTGATGAACAAAAACAGTTAACACTTGATGGCATATACGGACACCAAGATGCAAACATAGATGGATGGGTGGTGGATGTTAAGTCAGCTTCGAACTATGGTTTTAAAAAATTTAAATCAAACAGTTTAAACAAAGAGAATGATTCGTTTGGTTATCTCTCACAGATAAAAGCCTATGGTGAAGCTCAAGGTAATGATAAGTTATCTTTCTTAGCCATAGATAAACAAAGTGGAGCCTTGGCTTTGTGTATTCCGGATGAGAAAGAATACCCAGATATAAGAAAAACAATAGCTGATTTAAAAAAATATTTATCGGATAAAAAAAATAAACCACCTCGTTGTTATGAAGACGTAGAAGATGGATCATCGGGTAATCGTAAGCTCTGTGTTGAGTGTAGCTATTGTGCATTTAAGGTTGATTGTTGGCAAGATGTGAATAATGGTAGTGGATTAAGAAAATTTATTTATAGTAGTGGCCCTCGGTGGTTAACTGTGGTGAAGAAGGAACCAAATGTTATGGAAGATCTTGCCTAATGCCAAAGTATAGATCAAAGTTTGAAGAACAAGTATGTGGTAAATTAACAAAACAAAAAGTTAAATTTAAATATGAACCAATTAAAATTGCATATGTTATTCCAGAAACAGATCATACATATGTACCGGATGTTATCTTACCAAATGGGATTATAATTGAGATAAAAGGTAGACTAACAAAGCAAGATAGATTTAAACATTTATATATACAAAAGCAAAAACCAGAGTTAGATATTCGTTTTGTTTTACAAAATTATAAAGTAAAACTTTACAAAGGAAGTAAAACAACTTATGGTGAGTGGCTAAGCAAAAACAATTTTTTATGGTGGGAGAAAGTTATACCAACTAAATGGATAAATGAAACAAGAAAAGCAAAACAAAATAAAAATATCAAACACTTCTCGTATTCAAGTCGATCCAACGATGGAAAAAAATTATGATAATAAAGAGGGAGAAAATGAAAGAGCATTATTTAGAGCTGTTATTTATCAAGCATTATTGGATGCTAGTAATGACAATGAATTTAATTCTAAAGAAGCTAAACAAGTTAGAGAAGAAGCTGTTCGGTGGTTCAGTAAAAGTGTTGGTGTCACTGCCACATGGTTTATTGATGTATGTGATCTTGCCGGTCTTAATGATCAACAGGTTCGTACGTTTGCTCGTAAACTTATTAACGATCCTAACAACACAGAGTTCCAAAGAAAAAGATTAAATGTATTATTAAATATGACACATAAAGAGGAGATCTAAATGACAAATAATATTATAAAACAAAACGAAACGTACCACGTTGAATTACAAATTCCGTTGGATGTTAAAAAATATTTTGGAAAAATAAAATTTAGAAAGACATTGAAAACTAAAAATTATGATATAGCTAAACAAGTTGCTCCTAGTTATGTTAAAAAATGGAAAGGTTTGATTGAGGATATGAGAGATAAAAATGCTTTAAATAAAATAAAAGAAAATACAAATTCAAAATCTGATATAGTAAATCATCCCCCACACTACAAACTAAATGATAAAGGTATAGAGTGTATTGAAGCCATCGAAGCTGCACTAACACCTGAAGAATATCGTGGCTATCTACGTGGTCAAGTTATGAAATACACATGGAGATGTAATTATAAAGGCAAAAGATTAGAGGATTTAGAAAAGGCTGAATGGTATTTAAAACGATACATTGAACTATTAAAAAAGGAGTAATAATTATGGATCCGGTATCAATTATTTTTGGATTAGCTATGAACTTTTATACATTAAGTAACATAGATTTTTTTCAACAACGAGCTATTAACGAAAAGAAAATGAACTGTGAGTGGGAGTATGTAGGTCAGACTAAACCTGATCCCAATAACACAAGTTTAACTGTTTTTGGTGATGTCTACTTTAAACATAACTGTGAGAGTAAAAAAAGTGAACAAGATAGTAAACAATAAATCACCATTCAGAAAAAAAGAATATGAAAAATGGGATGGCCCTGGCAAGAAAGCTGTTAGAAACTATTTGATTAGTTTAGGTTGTGTCCTTACTGAAGATGTGGAGAACTATGGAGCTGATATCGTAACTCGTGAGCCTCTTGAATCTTATCATGAAGTTGAGGTTAAAAATGGGTGGACAAATGAGTGGCCGTCACATTGGAAAACTTTACATATACCTTTTAGAAAAAAAAGATTGGTTGATATGATGAAAGATAAGGATGATTTAACATTTTATGTGTTAAGAAAAGATCTTAAACAAGCCTGGAAAATCAAAGGTTCACAGTTAACAGATGATATTGTGATTGAAATTCCAAATAAATTTAAAAGAAAGGGAGAATATTTCTTTAATATTCCCATAAACAATGTTAGACTTATTACCTTATGACACCTTCCCTTTACTAGAAATATTAGCTTCCATTAGTGCATGTGTATCTGTTTACTTTTATGGTAATAAATCACCACGAGCACCTTGGATCGGGTTAGTATCGCAAGTATTTTGGTGGGCTTGGTCAATTAAAAACAATTTATACTTTATAATTATATTAAATATATTTATGACACTAACACATATAAGAAATATTTTTAAAATGAAAGGGAGACGATGACGACTACAACTATATTTAATCAAACAACACACGAAAGAAATGTTGAAGGTAATAATAAATTAAATAAACAATTACCAACTGTTTACCAACAGTTCATTCATAAATCTAGGTATGCTAGATGGCTACCTGAAAAAAAACGTAGAGAAGAGTGGCACGAAACTGTGTCTCGTTATTTTGATTTTTTTGAAAAACAAATAGAAAAGAATTGCAAGTATAAGATAGATGAAAAGACAAGAAAGTATCTTGAAAATAAAGTTTTAAATTTAGATGTAATGCCATCAATGAGAGCATTAATGACAGCTGGACCAGCTCTTGAAAAAGAAAACATTGCAGGGTATAATTGTTCTTACATACCGGTGGATCATCCGAAAGCTTTTGATGAAATACTTTATGTACTTATGTGTGGGACGGGAGTTGGTTTCAGTGTTGAAAAAAAATATACAGAACATTTGCCTAGTGTTGCTGATGATTTCCATAATACAGAGTCTGTGGTCGTGGTCAGGGACTCTAAACTTGGTTGGGCAAAAGCATTTCGGGAAGTCCTTACACTATTGTATGCCGGGCAAATCCCCAGGTGGGATATTTCTAATGTGCGACCGGCAGGGGCACGACTTCAAACTTTCGGTGGAAGAGCTTCGGGTCCTGCACCTCTCGTTGACCTCTTCAACTTTTCAAAAGAAACCTTTATTAAAGCCAAAGGAAGAAAACTTACCCCGTTAGAGTGTCACGATCTTGTGTGTAAAGTTGGTGAGATTGTTGTAGTTGGTGGTGTCAGACGATCAGCTATGATTAGTTTATCAGATTTAAATGATAGAGACATGAGAGATGCCAAGTCTGGTGAGTGGTACAGAGTAGAATCACAACGTGCATTATCTAATAACTCAGCTGTGTATGAAACAAAACCAGATAACATCGGTACATTCATGGAGGAGTGGTTAGCTCTATATAAATCAGGTAGTGGTGAACGAGGTATATTTAATAGACAAGCATCAAAGACGGTTGCCGGTAGAAACAAAAGACGTGATGACAGCTATGAGTTTGGAACCAACCCATGTTCAGAAATAATTTTAAGACCGTTTCAGTTTTGTAATCTATCTGAGGTGGTTGTTCGTGAATCAGATCAAGAAGAAGATCTACTTGATAAAGTAGAGGCCGCAACTATTCTTGGAACTATGCAGTCTACACTCACCAGTTTTAAATATCTTCGTAGACAATGGAAAGATACCACAGAAAAAGAAAGACTTCTTGGTGTGTCATTAACTGGTATCATGGATCACAAAATATTATCTGGTGACGTTTATAATCAATCAATACTTCCAGACTTGTTAGAAAGAATGAAACAAAAAGCCGTGGATGTAAATAAGGTATGGGCTAAACGATTTGGTATTAATCAAGCAACGGCTATCACATGTGTCAAACCATCAGGAACTGTATCACAATTAGTCAATGCCGCATCAGGTATACATGCCAGACATAACGAACATTATATTCGTAGAGTTAGAGGTGATAAGAAAGATCCTTTGACACAGTTTTTACAATCACAAAACATACCAACAGAAGATTGTGTTATGAAACCAGATGCAACTGCTGTTTTTTCTTTTGTAGAAAAATCACCAAGTGGATGTATCACTCGTAATAGAAGATCAGCTATTGAACAGCTTGATCATTGGTTGGTCTATGCTAAATATTGGTGCGAACACAAACCAAGTATAACCATATCGGTTAATGAAGACGAGTGGTTAGGTGTTGCTGATTGGTGTTGGAGAAACTTTGATGATCTCAGTGGTGTTTCTTTTCTACCAAACTTTGGTCACATATATCAACAAGCACCTTATGAAGACATTGACAAAGATATGTATAATGAGTTAAAAAAGAGTCAACCAAATAAAATTAATTGGAATGATTTAGCACTATATGAACAAGATGATAACACAAAGTCTTCCCAAACTCTTGCATGTAGTGCCAACTCATGTGAGGTTGTAGATGTATAAAACATTTGTGACCATACCAAAAGCTGTACCAGAAAAATTATGTGATGAAATGATAAAGGAGTCGCCTAACTATTCTGAACAGTTGGCAGGGGTAATGTGGAAAAAAGAGGCTAATCTTAAAAAAGATAGAAACTCTAAAGTAAGGTGGTATCCTCTTGATCATTGGATCGTCCCTAAGTTATGTGAAATTGCATCTAAAGTAAACAATGAAGAGTACATGTTTGATGTTACTAATCTACAGTGTCCACAGTTTACAGAATATAAAAAGGGGCAACACTATCAATGGCACCGAGATATTTATCCTCCAGAGTTTGATGGGCCTTATCCTGGATTAGTTAGAAAACTATCTATGGTTGTACAGTTATCTAATTTTGAAGACTATAAAGGTGGTATATTACAAATTAAAAATATGGATGGTAAGATAGAACCGATTGAAGGATTTAAAAACAAAGGTGATATGATTATATTTCCTTCATTTTATCTTCATAGAATAAAAGCCGTAACAGAGGGAACTCGACACAGTTTAGTGTGTTGGTTCATGGGTCCACCGTTTAGATAATATGGAAAGATTTCTTTGGTCATTACTTAAATTTGTATTAGCAGTGTTGGCTATACAACTTATATTAATTTTTATGCTTTCTGTTACATAATGAATATTGTTTCACGACCTTGGGGACATTACAAAGTATTAAAACAAACACCAACTAGAGTTATAAAAATATTACATGTGTATCCAGGTCGAGGAATGTCTGTTCAATACCATAAATATAGAGATGAGCACTGGAAAATACAAAGTGGCGAAGCGACGGCCCTCATAGACGATCACTGGTGGACATTTCTACCCGGCCATAGGGTTTATATCCCAAGAAATACACTTCATTGTCTACGTGCTTCTAATGGCCATGTAAGGGTTTTTGAGATTTGGGAGGGTGAAAAACTAGATGAAAACGATATAACAAGGATAAGTCATGATTATAGTGGTGAGTGGGGGCTTTGATCCCCTACATTCTGGACATATAAATATGTTTAAACAAGCTCGTACAATGGGAAGTGTATGGGCAATAATAAATACTGACAAATGGTTACAAAGAAAGAAAGGTTACAACGTATTATCGTACGATGAACGATCACTAATTGTTGAATCAAATAAATATATAGATAAAATTATTAAAGGAAAGGATGACGACGATACAGTTGTAAAAAACTTACAGTGTTTATGTAAAGATAAAATTAAATTTGCTTTTGCTAACGGAGGTGATCGTATACCCACATCCACACCAGAGATGGATTATTGTTTTGAACACAACATTCCTATGCTATTTAATATAGGTGGAACAAAGACCGAATCATCTTCAAAAATTGTGCGTAATTTACTTGACCAAGCTACAAAATAATATATACTCTTAATTGAAACAACGTCGTCAAAAGGATCTCTAGAGGTGGGACCGTAAACCTCTAGAGATTTAACTTCTTTTACCATAATATTTAACTGGATTTCTATAACCTAATATTCTGTTCTTGTTTCTTGGAAATCTTTCACCACTACAATCTCGTAGCCTTAGTATTTCAATCGACCTCTCCAATCTCTTTTGTCTCCTCTTGGACTCTGTATTTGTTTTTCACAAGCAAAATTACTATGCGTTGTTATAACCATAGTATCCTTATCTGTGCATGTATAAAAGCATTTGACAGAATCTTCTCCAAAAAAAGGTTTGACTATCTGTTCTTTGGTTAGTCTGCAAGTTACGTAATATTGATTGAGTTGATCGTATAGTCTACCGTTAGTAGCTACAACTGGATCGCAAAATGAAAGAAGTAAAGGGAGCACTAAGGCTCCCACTACTATATTATTTTTCTGCACATGCATAGCTATTGATCTCAAGACCGACTGCTATTTCTGTGATAATAGGTTTAGACCACATATCAACTCCATTTGTTTATAGGTTAACAAACAGTGCTGGTTGTCATCGAATGACCGCAGTCCACTGATCTTTTTATTTTACTTCTTCATATTCTCTCTTGCAACCCCTTTTGTCTTTTCCCAACTACGGAGTCCACCCATGCCGAGTAATGCAATGGTCAGAGAAATAAGTTCACCTGTGTCCACAAAGTTTGGCATATTTATTTCTGGTGCAAACAAAGCTGTGAACCAAGTCATTAGTGGTAAGATAAAGAAGTTTACAAATAAACCGATTGCACACACCCACATGATTGCAGGTCTTGCACCGGCTACAAACATACTCGGATGTTTAGCTGCTTCGGTGTTAGCTTTAGCCTGTTCTTTTGCCAAAGCATTCGCATGTTTTTCGGACATGGTAGCTATGTCGTGAGCCAGACGTGCTTTTTGGTCTTTGTCTTCTATGAATTTATCAAGTAGCCCAGTGACTGGACCTATAAGTGCTGTTAACATTATTCAATTCCCTCTTGTGCTTGTTCTATCTTATCTAATATAACACCCTTTAGTTGGTCCATCAAAACATAGGCTGAGTTTAAGTTAACACTACCTGCAAAATAATCTATGATAGGGCCTCGATCATCAAACAAAACAGTTATGATACCGGTAGCTTTATATTTATTAGCATCTTCCTTAATGACATCTAAATGATCAACAACTATGTTTGTAAAATTATCCTGTGGCATTTGACTGACTGCATCCTTTGACATTATGTGCTCAGACTTGTCTTTAAATAGATGCACAACAACATCTTTATCTTTATCTTTATTATCAGTCATTATTAATTAAATGTTTGTAAGGTAATCCATGTGCCATCTCTGTTATTGTCCACTGTGTGTATGCAATATCATTAAATAATTGTTGACGATCTTCCATCTTTGGATTTTCTACATCTTCAATGGAATGGGATGATATTGGATAAGCAAAGTTAAGATTACTAGGTGTAATAACAGGGATACCAGCAAGGAGACTATCCACAGCCCCTCCACTTGTAAACGAAACTGTAGCCCAACAATCTTCCAAATCCATCGCAATCGGATTTTTATGTCCGAATACCATGCTGACATCTTTTTGTTTTTCCACAAACTCTTCAAATTTAGATAGGTCATAAGATGATATTAACGGATGCATACGAACTCTAACAGGTCTGTCAGATATTTTTTTACATTTAACTATCTCATCCTGTAACCATTTAAGTATGTCAACATTAGCTGTTGCCGCATCTCCAGGCAACTGCATAAGAAACATTATATGTTTACCATCTTTTCTCCAATCTTTTATGTCTAAACCAAGATCGGTTCGTAGGATACCCCATCTATCTTTGTCAGATTTTTTATTATTAAAATAACCAAGGGTATCCATGTAGTGACCCTTACCAACTCTATAATATCTATGATCTTCTGTTATAGTTCGTCCAAGCAATGGTGTTTCAATTACAAGCAAGTCACCTTTATGTTTAGTAACCACATCTTTTTTTAATAAGTGATGTTTTGTGTGTCTATCTTTCCACGATCCAAATATAACGGCTATATCACAATCCATATATTTAGTTGAGTTAGATAAGAACACAAGGTTATCTGTTGTTTCTCTGATGCCATGAGTCATAGCTGTCAGTGTATTAATATGTGGCTGATGCACAGCTGAATTTAAAAATACTCCTACTACTTTACGGGATGTCATCGAAGATCTCCTTGTATGTTGTTTTTTCTATCTTATCTTTTAACCCATCGTCCCATAATGCTTTGACCAAACCATCACCATGAACGTGAATATCAAGATCTATTTCTTCTCTTTGCATAAGCTTCTCAAAGTCTTGAGCTTGAGCCAGTAATTCACCTGTTGTCCAATATGGCTTATTGTCTTCACCGACCGATACCTTCAACCATTTCTTACGACCGTCTTCAGCTAACTCATCTTTGTTTTCTGGTTCACCTTCGATGCACGAATCAAAACCATATAGATGCATTGTTCTGAACCCAAGTGTATGTAACAAACCTATTGACCTCATACCAGCACACGTGCCACCGGTAATAAGCAGTCTATCTTTAAAAAAGTCCCATCCCTCTATTGCATTACAATAAGCATCCCAAGCTACAACCTTTGCTTTTTTATCGAGTAAGTGTGTAACCACATCAGGATTGGACATAGTTGCCACCCAATACATTACTCGTGGATGTGGCTCAGCTAACAATTCTTTACGTACATAACCATGTGTAGATTTTTCATTGAAGGGTCTTGGATCTAAAATTGTACATGCCCACGGTTGAATATTATTTTCAAGAAGTGTATTGTGACTATGCTTAACACATACAATCCTAACCCCTCTGTTCTGTAGTTGTTGTATTTCTCTAAAACTTTTTTTAAGAGACGGACCAGCTGATACGATAGCTACCTCTTCATCATTCCACTGACATCGTTTGGTTATAGCCGTAGGCATACGTTTGGCATTTGTAAGTATATTCATACGAATATCTTCAATAGGCATACAGTCCTGTGGTGTTACCACTATAGGTTTTTTATTTGAATCTTCTGTTTTCTTTGCTTTGACTTTTGTGTTCGGTGCCTCTTGGTTAGCTTGTTCTTGTTTAAATTTTAACAAACCTTTATTGTGATACATATACCTAACAAGTGGCGATGCTTCAAATGCATTGAGATCAGCACAGTATGGTGATAGATTATTAACTTGTAAGCCGTGTGCTTGATGTAGATTCATGATTCTAGTAAACACAAAAGCATCGTGCCATTCTTTATAATTATAAATTTCACCAGAGTCCCACACTCCAAATAAATCTGCAAACAAAGCTTTATTAAGTTCTGTCATCTGCATCATAACAAAACCAGCTTCTATATAATTTACTGCCTCACGACCAAGCACAGCTATGTCTTTATCTTTAGGCATCCACTCTTCAAGTTTAGCTTTTGGTATGTCGTTGTATGTTACGGTATCAGCATCAATCCATATACCCACATCACACTTTGGTGGATTTTTTACAAAGAACTCATACTCAGTGTAGACTTTGTATGCCCATCGTTTAACATCTGTTCTCCAGTTTGGTGTATCCTTTGGGCTTTTGTACCTTTTAAAAAACTCGCACAGTTCTTGAGAAGAACCCATTATATCTATGAACTCTACTCTTTTGGGATCGTACGATTGAAGACCACGTTCAGGCCAATCGTTGTAATAAGCATAGAGTTTCGTGTCTTCAGGCCAGTATTTGATAAAACTCTCTATACAATCTTTGGCATAAAGATTCCAGTGATCGCCCCGGAACGATGTTACAAGTGAAAATGTAGGCATTTCATGTCCTTTAATGTTGATCCATCTTGATAATCCATGTGAGCCTTTTCAGCAAACCACTTATCTGAAAAGTCACAATCAGCATAATCTTTCATCCACGGTCCACCTAAAGAAAAGTGAACAGCTGATGGTTTGAGTGGAGTGTTCTCTCCCATTATACCTGGAACATAATTCCATCTTGGGTTTATTTCTCCAACACTATTTGGTCCTCTTGATAACCACGCAAACTGATGGAGATCAAGACCTTTCATTTCGTTAACAGCACCTTTTGTTAGTTTCCTATTAGCTTTGTGGTTCATATTAAATGCCATGAGAGATGACCACAATTTACAATTATATTTTGTTTGTATTTTATTATCCATTTTCATACCATCATCAGGCACATAATTAAATTTAACTGCCATGACAGGATAGTCATCATCAAGTTCGTCAAGTAAAGTTTTTATATCATCAAGCCATAAGAAATCACAGTCACAAAAGATTACCCATCCTTTTACTTTGTTACGTCTTGCTAGTTCTGGTATGAGAAAACGAGTATGGCTGAACTCTGTAGAAAAAGGGGCATTGTCTAACACATCCCAGTGTTGACCATTCTTATCTATTCGCCACTCTCTATCAAACAAATTAAAACCCCGTAACGAATTATGCATCAAGGGTGTTACAGCTACAGGTATAGACGAACGTCTAACAAGTGAATGTTCACATACTTGATAAGCATCTATTTCACGGGAGTCCCAACCGATCGCCACATGGACATCTTTCATTTTTATAGATATATAGTTATTTATTTATAGTGTCAACTGTTATGTCAACATTTTGACGGAGTGTTATTTTTCTATTTTATTATTACTCAATGATCTATAAAGATCATCCATTTGATCATAAGGTATTTGTAAACCATATATATCTCTAGCTGTTACATCTTCACTATATGGAACAGGAATAAAATAATTTAAATCAGATGACTCTAAAGCTTGTCTACTTTTTTTACCAAGTTTTTTATCAGGCAAAGCTCCATATCTACTAAATGATGCAATAATCTCTGGAAAATCAAAACCCATGGCTTTATAATCTTTAATTAATCCTCTTAATTTTTGTTGATCTACAAGTCTATTTTTTTGTGCTCGTACGTATGCATCATAAATTCTTTCTTGAGTTACAGGACGAATAGGATCAAACTGTCCACCCACACTACTTCTCAACAGTTGTTTTAATTTTGTGTCTGGACGACTGTAGGATCTTAACGTCGGTGTAAAATTATATGGTATAGAAGATGTCATATCAAATCGTTGCCTTCTTATTCCTAAGTGAGCCATAAGATCTATATCACCATCAGGAATTGATCGTAGTCCTTTATCATAGACACCATATTCATCGCCCCTTAACTGTCTACTTTTATAGGCCTGTAAATTTTTTCTTAAATTAGATACAAAACCAGGTTCAAATGTTTTATAAAGTGCTCCACCCACTCCTCTAGCTATGGCTCCGGTTCTAAAATCTGATGAATCAGGATTAAAACGTAAGTTTAAAAAATTTTCAACAATCATAGATGGACCTAAAAATGGTGATAGAGTTCTATCAAAAATTTTATACATAGCTTCTTCACCTTTTACTGGCTTATTACTAAACACAGCATCTTGTGCCATTCGAGCTGCTGATTTTAAATATTCAAAAGGATCAACAGGACCTAAATTTACATAATCGACTACGACTGATCCATCTTTTCGTTTCTGAATAGGACTTAAATATATTCTTGAATAATCTTGTTCGTAATATGGTATAGTATTGTTAATAGCTTCATCTTGATCTTTGTTAATGTTCATTAACATCATTGATTTATTTTTAAGATAGTCACCACTTATACCAACAGTTGTTAGTCCGGCTAATCTTTTAGCTCCTTGTTTAGTTAATTCAAAGTTACCAGAAGATAAATCATCAAGAGTGTATTTAATTAAATTTTTACTAATTCTAACCATCTCAGCTGGAAAAGATAAAAAGTCTCCAACAGGAAAACCTCTTAGTTGTTTAAAATATTTAGGAACAAGAGCATAGTTGGGCATAAGATCACGAGTACGACTGGCAGCTAAACTTTCAATCTCAGAAATATTTTTATTAGGAAAAGCTTTTTTTAAATAATCTTTTGTTTTCTCAAAATGCATAATTTTAAATATGTCATCTTCAGCTTGATATAATTGAAATAGTTTTTTATTAAATGTAGAAGGTGCTGATTTAGTTTTTTGTACTATAGATTTGTCTAACCATTTATCAGGCTCACTTAAAAACATATTTAAATTATCTTTTATTGTTCCTAAACCAACTCCACTATCAGTTATACCAAGTTCAGAATATCGAGCTAATCGTTCTCCTAATTCTTTATTTGATACACCTGCAAATCTTTTTCCTAAGTCAGCAAAAGCTTGACTGCCTTGTTTACCAAAAGGAATCATGCCGTTTGCTCCCATTATCATAACATTACCCATGACGTTACGACCATGTGTTGAGGGTGAGTAGATTGTTTTCATTACCTGTGATAAACCTTTTGCTTTTAAAAAATAATCATAGGCTTTCATAATTGGATTACCACTTGGTTGTTCCAACATATTTAAACCCTCACTAATAGCTTTCACATAATTTTCATTTACGTAAACATCTTTAAATGGATTTTTTACGTTAGGTTGAGTAACAAAAGAGCTTATAATTTCTCTATTACTCTCATCAAGAATATTTAATTTTTTTCCTTCAGTTAAATTTTTACCAAATATTTTATCTAACCTAGCTTTTGCCGCATCTTCAACACTAACTAAACCATCATCCACTCTACCACTAGGAGATACTTTGGCTATGTTACGAGATACAAGATCACTAGCTAGTTCATCTAAAAAATCTTGTTCAGCTTTAATAACTGATAACTTATTAAATGTATTTAAATAATTTCTAAATGGATTTTTAACCTCTCCATATAAAGCTTTTAATCTATTATCAAAATCAGTAAGTTTAGGTTTTGTCGGTTTAGAACTACCAAATAAATTATATCCTTTAGCTCCACTTAAACTTTTAAAAAATTCTCTTGACCCTTTATCAGTTAATAATTCAATTAATTCTTTTTGAGCTAACTCTTCTGTGGCCTCTGATCCAAGTTTTTCTCGCATATAAATCATGGCATTTTGAACTACCTCATCATCATCTTTTAAATTTTTTACTCTTTTTAAAATTTGTTGACGATATTCAGGATCATCAAATATTTTATAGGATGTGTTTAAATATGTTTTAAGATTGTTATCAATCGTTGCTGAAAATTTTCCTCCAACTTTATCACTAATTGACATAGATAATTCATCAATATTGTCTCTCATTTCTTTAACTATGTTAGCTGCCTCTGGAGACTTTTGTCTAAGTGCTTCTAAAGCATCAGTTCCTGTTTCAAATCTACGACCGTCAACAAATCGTGTTATTGTGTTTTTACTTTGTAAAGCTTGATTAACAACATCAGATAAAAAATTATCATCTATTCCCTCTATTTTTTTTAAAGAGTTTTCTAATTCACTAGCTAAACCTGTTGATTTTATTGCAGCTGATTTTGCAGCATTATCTCTTAAAATTAATTTCTCCATAGTTGACTCATCAACACCCATTCTAGATGATAATCCCGCAGCTATCTTATCTAATCGACCAGCTTTTTTCCCAAAATCTTTTAACGGAAATCTTTCGGTAACAGTTTTACTACGTCTAATAGTTTTATAAAGTTTAGCTAAACCACCAACTGTGGCTACCCCAGCTGTGAGCACACCTTCGGCTACTAGATTGTTTACAAGAGCATCTAAATATTGTTTAGATTTTTTATCGGTTGGATCAATCGTATATTTTTCAAGAAACTCAAATGATTCTGGAAATTGTTCGTTTAAAACATTTACTACATTTTCTTCAGGATCTTCTACTATGGTTGCACCTACACCAAAACGAACTCCAGCTCCAGTTAATCGAGCTGCTTTTCTAGCTTTTCTTTTTAACTTACGAGATGTTTGAGTCATTACCGATCGAGCACCCGGAGTTATTTTAGCTATACCTTGGAGACCTTTAGTTACACCACCATAACCAACAAAGTAAGATCCGATCTTTCCAGCTGTTTCTTCGACCGTAGCCCCAAGTCCTTCACCCCCGTGATAAGGATCCATAGTTTGATACACAAATCGTTGCACACTTTCTGGTAAACTCTCTCTTAAAAAATTACCAATCTCAACTCTTTTTTCTTCAAACTTAGGAAAAAAAGTAGCTATTGTATCTTTTAATCCAGTTGTAGCTTCACCAACAGCTCTACCAGCAACTCTTACCGGAGAATCAATAACACCTAGTCCAGTTAATTCAGGACGAGCTACTTCACTTTCAGGTAATAATTGTTTAGCAACAGCACCTTTTTCTTGTTCTTCCTGCTGTTGTTTATAATAGTCGGCTTCATACCTATCTTCTTCATTAAAAAAATCTTGATAATCGTAACCTTTGTCTTGTAGAAATTTTTTAATTTCTTCTTGTTGTGTAAGCTTACCTTTATCTTGATTGTCTAATAATTCTTTTCGAGTTTCTTGAAAGGTAGCTGTTTTATAATTAGCTAACATATTTATTCATCCGTTTGATTTTAACCCCTGCTCGGTTTTCTTCTACTTTTTTGTTTATCCAAAGTCTCACCAGCTGTTGGATTAGTAAAATCACCTGTATTTTCTTGATTAAATTTACGAAGGCTTTTATCACTAGTAAGTTTTTGTCCTAAACGATTATTAAAAATTGTAGTTAATTCATCTTTAGTTAAAGGATTACCTTGAAGTCTTTGCTGCTCTCCATATTGTGAGGTTTCTGCAAAAGCTTCTTCTACATATTGTGCCACTTTAGGTCCCTCTCGTCCTATAGTTTCTCTACCCAAATATCTTGCTGCGATAGCATTAATATCATTATTAGTTGGTAAAAAAGATTTTATACCTTTACCCAAAGCAGTTGATACTTTGTCAAGAACATTTATTCTGGCTGTCGTTGTAGCTAATCTTTGAGTAATAAAGTCTTTTGCAATAGCTCTTTCTTTATCTCCTAATTCTAATTTACCAAGCTCTGCTTCTAAAGCTATCTCTTGTTCTTGAACTGGTATGTCTTTAATTCTTTTTGCAATATCTACAAACTTATCGGTTGAATCAGCTAAAGATCCAAAGGCAATAGCTCCTAGTCCTTTTGATGGATCGGCTTCAAATATTCTTTTTGATATATTTAAAAACTCCATTAAACCTTCGTTTTGTGCATCTTCTTTAACTTTAGATAGTCTATCTTGTTTAGCTTTCTTTAGTCCTTCTAAAATAGCACCAGCTCTTTTCGTTGACCCTTTTTGTTCTTCAGATATTCCTTTTATTTCAGATTCAAGTTTATCAATAGTTCCTAATATATTTTGTGCATATCCTGTCATGGCATTAGATCCACTCATTAACGGTGTTTTTCTTTGAATAATTGTTGATGGCTCTTTATCACTTTTTTTTTTATCAACAATCTCCTGTTCCTCTTTCTTTTGATCTATTAATTCTTTAGCTTTAGCTTGAGCTTGACCTATTGGATTTAATATTTCTAAAAAATTTGTTGTTTCTTGACCTCCTTGTAAAAAATCAATTTCATCTTGGATAGTATCACTATCACTTGGCCCACTATCTTCTGCAAATAAATTTTCAAATAAACTTTTTTCTTTTTTTGGTTTTATAGGCTCAACTTCATCTCTATCTGATCTAAAACCAGAGGCATCTCGAGATAATTTATTTATTGAATCATCTCTAAAATTTTTTTTATCTTTTTCTTCAATAATTTCAGCACCCATACTTCTAAAAAATTCAGGTCCTATTTGAAGAGGTAAAGGAGTGCCGTCTGGATATGTTCTATCTCCCATAAATCTTTTAGTTCCTTTTTCAATATCTGAAAGACCACCTGGACCAAAATTCATACGACCACCCACATAAGCATTAGCTACTTCATCAGGATCATAACCCATATTTTCTACAGCTTCGGGGGCTTCTTTAGCTAGTGCTTTTAGTCCGGGGTTTACATCACCACCCTCTTTAAATAAACCAAATGTTTTACCAGCACCATATAATCCTAGAGCACCTGAACCATAACCCAGTAGCTGTTGACCAAAGCCCGGTTGAGCTTGTTGTGTTTGTGTCGTAGCATAGGTTGATGTTGGTAGATTAAATCCACGTAACACAGAAGACATTTGTTGTACTTGTTGTGATGGGAATGTAGTCTCACGAGCAAAGTCTTCGTAAGCAATATCAAGTGGACGTTGTTGTTGAGCTTGTTTAGTTTGACCAACTGTTTCAAGAGCACCAAGTCCAGCTAATCCTAACTGTTGTTGGGTCGTACCCAATCCAGCAAACTGTTGACCCGCAGCTAGAGAAGCAGCACGATCCGCAGCTAGTTGATTGAGGGCCTGTTGATAGGCTTGTTGTGAACCAACGGCTTGTATATCGGCTAGTCGTTGTCCCGTTTGTCGAGCTAATTCTGTTTCTTGTAAAGCTTGACGTGATCCACCAAAGGCCCCTGCTCCTACGGCTGAAGCTCCTATTTGTTGCTGTAATTTTTCAGCATCTCTTAGAGCCTCCCTTTTTTGTATGTCAATAACTGACTGTTGATATGGATTCATACGTGAGGCAACAGCCATCGGATCTGTTGATTGCTGTGCAGCTTGAGCTGTTAACACATCAGCTGTGCCTATGTATGGTTTATATCCACCAACCATATCCTGAACTCCAGCATAAGCAGCTTTTTGTTCAGGTGTTGTCTCTGCTAATCTTTGTCCTTCATATCTTTGAAACGGTTCTGTTGTTACACCTTCGGCTCTTTCAAACAATCTTTCTAAATACGGTTGAAAATATTCAGGTATGTTACTTGTTTGTTGGGTAACTGTTGCCGGGGCAGGTGGGGGAGGAGGCGGTGAACCACCACCACCAAAGCATACATTCATACACTCATCTGGAGATGTATCTTTGAATGGATTGTCTTCCATTCCTACACCATATTGTTGTTCAGAAATTTTAAGTCGTTTTAATAAGTCAGCCATTTTGTTCTCTGTATAAATTGTTGGTCATCAGCAAAACCTAATCCTTTACAGATTTTGTTCCATTGCATACGACCGGTTAGTTCAATGCCATCCAACTTTAATTTTTTAGTTAAGTCTTCAAGCTTTTTAAATATTTGTTTACCTATCCGAAAGTTGAGGTTTCGACCAAAGATAAACAGGATTTCCAACAGTTTTTTAGTCGTTGGATAAACATTGATTCTTATTACATAACCTGCGATTATTCTATCATTGTATGTAATTCTTAACAAACCCAATATCCCTCTTTCAATTTGTTGTTTAAGTATTTCCGTTGTGTATTTACCGTTATAAGGCATCCGGTCTATCTCAACAGGAAACAACATAAACAGTTCATTAATATCGTCAAAAGATTTTACCTCTTCGACTTTAAGCAACCGCCGATCTCATTAAATTATTTAAACCTCTATTCAATTCAGCTGGTTGTTCTGTTTTACCTGTTTTAAATTTACGTACATTTCTCATAAGAGCATATAATTTTTTAGATCCTTGATCATAACTACCTTTTCCTAATTCTGCAACAATGTCTCGTGGCACTACAAACTCTTGTGGACTCACAGCTGCTGCTTGTTTGCCCTCAATGCTGGTTTGAATGAGGTCATCCATACCACCACCCGGTCCTTGTAATTCACCCGCCATAATCCCACCCGCCTGGTACTGCTGCGGGTTCATACCCAGAAACTGTTGTAATCTTTGAGCACCAGCATCAGATGAACCGTCACCTATGTGACCTACGACATCTGCTGGTATAACGAATGCATTCTCTTGTAACATTTGATTGGACTCTACCTCTCCACCTTCAGCCATTTGTTTTGGTTCTTTATCTTCCCCAATAGCTGGTATCGTTGGTTGTTGTATTGGTAAGCCCGGAGCAAAAGCATTAGCATCTTTCATTTGTTGATACATTTGGCTACCAACTTGTGGTATTAATTCTTTTTGAGCTATACGAGTAACAATGTTTGGATTACTGTTAAATATACTACTAAACATATTTATAAATTCTTTTTCACCAGGATCACCTCCTTCACCATATACAGCTTTAGTGGTTTCTACGGCTGTTGGATCCATTGTTGAACTTTGACCGATAGTTAGATTTTTGGGTCGTTCTTGGGCAGGTGTAGTTGGGGACTGTTGGGGAGCTATAGGTGACATAGCCGTTTGTGATATAGGAGAAACTCCAGCCATGCCCGGAACTTGACCACCGACAGCTAAGCCAAGACTACCAAGACCACTAATAGAAATATCTAAAGGTTTACGTGGTAGATCTTTAATAAGGTTACTTAATTCATTCATGCCTTTTTGATTAAGTAATCCTTGAACATCTAATTGTTGTTGTGGCATCATAGGGGCTTGAGTCGGTAATGGTGCTGGTGGTTGTAAGTTTACATCTTTGGATAACTGTTGTGACAAACCTTGTAATGTTTGTGTTGGACTTGGTGTAGGCATACCCGGTTGTTGTTGACTCGCCTTTTGTAATGTTTGAGTTATACCTGTCATAGGCGGTTGATTAATAGGAGCTGGTCCTATGAAGTTAGCTGTTGAAATAGGTTCAGCTTGACCACCTGGAGGACTAACAATATTTATAGAAGGCTCACCACCCGTTCTAGGTATTGAGGGAACTGGTCTCATGTTTGGGTCAATAGGAGAAAAACCACCGATCATGGGAGCACCGCCTAATTGAAACTTCATAACTCCCCCTTCTTTAGCTCCTACATATCCATAGGTACTAGCATCTCTTTTACCATATAAAGATTCAGGATCAGCATATTGATATTCTCCTCTTTGTAATGGGCCTTTATAAGCAAATCTACTTAGATCTCTTTGTGGTTGTTGTTGCATAAGTGGTAGTGGCTCTGGTTCTGGTAAAGGTGTTCCTGCTTGTTTAGCCACAAAACCAAGACCGGCAAGAGTAGCTGGTCTTACATTATAATTAATCCCTACATCTTGAAATAATGGTGCAGGTTTCATTGCTATGTCAGCAGCATCTTTAGCAAAGCCCATAATACCTGATGTTGGTTTAAGTATTTGTCTTGATGTTTGATCAGCTATTACATCACCAGCAACATTTGTAGAAACCAAATCTGGTCTAACTATTCTTGTAACATTTCCACTTGCATCAGCAATTTTTTTAAAACCACTTTCAGCAAAACGAGGACTAACACCTATATCTGAAACCACGTTTGCTTGTACACCTCTGGCGAGTGCACCTTCTACTCCACCCTTTGCTGTTTGACTTCCCATAAAAGATGCATATCCTTTTGTTGCATCGATAGGACTTGTCCCACCTATTGGACTTGCAACATCTAAAGCTGCCGGACCTTGTCCTCTTAAACCTTGTCCTATTTGAGCTAAACCAAAAGACATAGCAGCTGATCCAATACCAGCAAATGGGCTACCTGTTTCTACACCAGTTTTAATACCTGAATAAGCTGCGGCTAAAAAAGGTCCAGCTCCTGGAATACTACCCAATATAACTGGAGGTAGTATATCTGTAGCTATAGATTTAAAAGCTCTTCCTATACTTTTAAAAAATCCCATTAGTGAAAGTCCCTCCAACCTGTACCATCATAGCCTTGAAACTTATTAGTATCAGTATTAAATCTAATCTGCCCTTTCAACGGTGTAGCTTCTGCCGTATCAGGGTTTGTTAAGTTACTATTAAGTCTTAGTCGTCCTTGTATACTTATAGATCCAAACTGATCTTGTTGTACACCATTACGAATTTTTACTTGGTCAGCTGATAGTTTATCATTTAACGAATCAGCCCAGGCTTCCATTTTATTAAGTGCATCGTCTGAAAAAGCATTAGCATTACCAGCATCAAGAAACGATACAGTCGTTGTTGGTGCAGGTGCTGTTCCGCCAGGCCCAAAACTTTGTGGAGATCCTGTTGTAAACGTCGTCGAACTGTTTTCCATGTTAGGTGTTATTCTTGGGAATCTTGGATAATCTGCCATTTATGCTACATTCCTTTTTTGTTTTGTCTTTTTCTTTTGTTGATTTATAAAAGCTCTATACACAGCAGCTTGTTTATTTTTACCTGCAACTCTAGCTCGTTGTTCCATAGCTATCGCAGCCTGTGTTTTATGGGCATGACTACGACCTGATCTTTTTATCTTAGCTACCGAAGCTCGTGCATCTGCAACCGTTGTAAATTTTAAACCACGTATTGTGCCTTTTGGATTCTCATCGGTATACAAGTCAGAGTGTTTTTTACTACCGACTGGTTGTCCTTTTTTTCTTGGTATTCTTCTGTTATCTTTTGCCATCTTGTGTTACATCCATTCTGAAAGATCCTAGTCGCCAGTTAGTTCCACCCGTAGATGTCGAGATACGAATAATAGCTTGACGACTACGAGCACGTGTTCTTATAAATTGTGTTGTCGGTGTTACAAAAAATGGTCCCTTTTCTCTAATCTCTCCGTTTGGAAAGTTTTTAAGTTTCATATTTAAAGTAACACGACCACCATCATTTATTGTAAAGTCTGGAACGATTCTATCCAAGTACATAATGCTATCTCCTGGTCCATACGATGGTGGAGTTGTATCAAATTCTGATGATTCAAGAAAGGCTTCTTGTTTCTGACCATCAGCTGTATAAATATCTTCGGGTTCGTTTGTATATAAATAGTTATCGCCGTCTGCTTCTTGACCAGTTGTTATCACGTTTTGAAATACTTCTTTATCTTCCCATGTTGTAAATATAGTTGTACCAAATGTCCAATAGTTTTCAACAGGATTATAACTTACATATCGATCTACCTCTGTTGCATTTTTACTTGGATATAACCATGTTATTTCTCTGAACTCTTGATTTGTACCAGCATATACTTTTTCTTTTTGATCAAAATTAAAATCATTATAAACATAACGACGAACTGTACACGGTAAAGCTTTGACAGCACCATCATACACAAAGAAATCTTTTGCACCCATCCAGAATATACGACCATCAAGTTCGATTGCTGCATGTTGCCCAGCTATACCACAGTTAGAACCCAACTGTCTAAAGTTAAATATAAACGGTGGACCAACAAACTCCATAGCATGTACAGCATTGTCCGTCCAAATTAATGATTGGTTACGAGTGTTAAGTCCGGTTATTAATTCACTGCCGTCACCTAGTTGGTTTTCGCCCGATGTGCTACTAACATTAACACTCCAATTTGCATAATCGTTTTGATCTGACCACCTAACTAACATTGGGTCAAAACCACTAGCTACACCGTGTGTACCTAAACAAATAACGTGTCTATCTTGTTGTGATACAAACATAAAATTAGAAGCACTAGGAGCTGTTGATACAACCACGGCTCTATTGCCTGTACCAGCTGATTCATCCCATACGTATAATCTACCTTCTCGTGGTAAGGCTAATAAGTCTTCACCAAAATTATCAAGTGACCATTGTCGTAGTGGTTGCGTTTGTGCATCACCAGATATACTCGCAGGACTGTTCCATGCTCTGGCTCCTGTAATTGATACACCTGCATTATAAACACCAATACCCCAACCAAGTTCAGGAATATTTTGTGAACCACCTGAGTGTATATAGAATTGAAACTTAGATCGTGTTGTTATTGTTGTAGTTGCCGACGAAGCTATTGAAGCATTAAATGTAAAATTAGTAGGTGTGGATGATACAACTTCAAACTGATTATTTAAAAATCTATGATTACCACCAACAGTTGCTGACGATACAAGAATAAAATAATCACCAACATTAGCTCCATGACTTGTGGATGATACAAGTATACGAGTGCTAGAAGCTACTGTTTTATAAGTGACACTCGATGTTGTTGATGTTCGTAATGGTGTAACATCATTGTTCTTACCACCAGCATAAACATAGAGATGACTTGGTGTGCCAAACGAAAGATACTTTAGAGCTTCGTTACTTGTAAATGAGTGAGATGAACGACCTGTTCCTATGAATGCTTCTTGTACTCTTTTCTCATAACCACGAATGTTTTCTGGTTTACCAGCACGAAACCGTACTTTGTCACCATTATACCATCCACCTTTGGAGGCATATTGTGTAGACTCTCTGTCTATCCCCGGTCTGAAATTTACATCAAATAGAATTGTATCGGTGGACATTTATTCTCTCCACCTTTCTCTAAGCCTCATCTGGATTTTTAGGCCAGTGCCATAGATGACCACTAGACACAGATGTCATTGTTCCATCACTAGCTGTTGCATAAGTTACATATAATCCTGGAACGTCAGTGATTGTTGTTACAGCATTGATAGCCGTCTTCATAGCTTTAGCTTGAGTTCGTACACTGGCTCTCCATATTTTCCAATTATCAGCTATAGTTACACCCGTTTCTATCTGACGTGTAGTCATCCAGTCTGACGGTGCTAACACTTTGTATGCATTGGCATCTACTTCTCCAAGTAGTTTTGATTTTAAACCTGCTGTTACACTTTTATCTTCATTGGTAACATCTTCAATTACATGTGCTTTTTTATTATAGTGTATAGCTACGTGATCGGTATTAATGGTATACGTTACACCACCTGTTCCTGCATGAGTTCTATTATCTACTGTGCTTGTAATCTGTGTTGGATAAATACCAATATTTTTAAGATCGGCTTTTGGCCATACACTAAAAATAGTACTAGGGTATTGTATACCGTTTATGGTTACAGCTTTTGCACCATTCAGTATTTCAATTACTTGATTGTTTTTTACTATTGCCCAAGACATAATACTCCTTTACGTATGTTTCTATTATTAAATATTTGTTTCATATATACAACCCTACCTCGCAGTTACAGGACTCGTTCCGTCCCCAACAAATGGATGTTCAGCAAATGCTATATAGATGTATGTGGAACTTGTATTAAATGATGTACTACTTGACCTAAATTTAAATCCATTTGATACAAAATCAATAGCATTACCTGTGTTTTCAGCATTAGTATTACTAGGAGCCAAACCTTTATCAGTTGGGTTAAAGGGGTCTCTGGTACTATCTATCATTATCCAATTTCTAGTATTATCAATATCTTTAATTATAAGAAATGCTGGTTTAAATCCTGTATACACAAATGTACCATCAGCACTAGCATTTCCTTCGTAACTTCCAAATTTTGAATAACCCTCAACTGGGTGCCACACCCAAGCTGTTCGTTCTTCACTACTTTGCATTCCATAAGTACCAATAGAAATTACACTTGATGTCGGTGCGGTATTATTCCACAAAGTTGAATCTGCACCAAATGCACCCGTAGATTGTAATTGCATACTACCACTAGCTGGTGATGAATTTTGGTTTTTATGATAAGTTACCCAACCATCTCCAGTAGCATTTGTTCGTTTATAAAATATCCACTCTGGTGTTTGTGATAATCCATGTCCAACTGTTCCTGCACTACCTCCACCAGTCCATCTAACGATTGAAAATCCAGCAGTTGTATTTGCTTGAACAGTTGAAGTAACTGAACCATCGTTATTTGTAGCCGTGGTGCCTCCATTTGCTACCCAGTTCCAACTCACATATGATTCACCACTTGTATTAATTGACACATCATCTTCAATTTGTTGACCACCTTTTAAAAATTTTTGTAAACCATCTGTAACTGTTGTCTGTTGAGTTACATCATTAGTCTTTAACATTTTTTGTATACCTCGTGAACTATCATATAACTGGTGACTGTCTGAGGCATCTCTATTCTTCATCCACACAAATCCACTCACCCCTTTTTCAGTTTCAGGTAGGTTGTCTTGTTGTAAAGCCACAAAGCCAGTTGGTGGGGTATGTTGAAAACTCCTTTGTCCAAAGTTAAATTCAAAGACATCGGCATATGCAAAACAAGCTGGAAACAATTTAAGTGTATTATTAATACCTGTAAATGATGCACCTGTTCCAGCACTTGGGTTGCCTTCAAAAGTATTATCTAAACCAAACCATAAACTACCAGTATCACCATCCCAACACATTTGAATATATGTTCCAGCAGCAGTTGTTTTTGATAATGTTGGACAATTTTCAAAAACACTATTACGAACAGTTTGTGCATCAGGAGTTTGTGCAGGACCGAAACCAAAACTACCTGGGTTACTACTGCCTCCTGGAAATTGCTGACTTCCAGCTATTGTAACACCATTGTCTGGAACTATACCCACTATTGTATTTGCATCAATTGTTCCTACACTTTTAATTTCCCAATAATATTTACCACTACTAGGTAATGCCATTCCTGCACAAGCACCACCATAAGTGTTGCTTAGTGTTACTGTTAAATTACCTTCTGACAAACTTGCATTTGTTGATGCTTTATTATTAGGATTCATTGTCGCATGATTCTGGGTAGGACTATCGGTGGTCTGGTCTGTACTAGCTAAATTTGTAACACTGAAATCATTTTCATTTCCACTGGTGTCATCTCCAAGTGCACTTGACGATCCAAACTGTAATCTGAACCCATTAGTTCCGTAGGTAATACCTGTTAATGCTTTTGGTATCCAACGTCCTGTGCTTGTGTCGGTCAAACCAAAGGTTGAAGGTGTGAGTTGTGTTCCGTCTACAAAATTAAATTCTGCCATATAGCCATCCCAATATGCATTATAACCAATATTTACAACATTATAATAACCACTACGATTTGCATTTGTATCTGCATTTAAAGATGGATATGTTGATGTTGCAAAAGAAGTAATTTCATCTCCATCAATATACATTCGCACACGATTAGCTTCAGTTGATTGAGTTGTATCAACTGCTAATACTAAATGGTAAAATTTACTGGTATCTTCAAATGTTCTATTTGTTTTTAATCGTATTACATAACTTGGGTTTTGATAATCTTGTATTTCAAGCTGACCAGAAGAAAATTGAAAAAATATCATATTATATGGACTAGGATTACCACCTATAGCACCATCATCAGTAGGACTTGACACCCAAAAACCTGAAGCATCAGTAGAAGGTGCTTTTCCTAACTTAAACCATAAACTTATTGTCCAAGTTTTTCTGTTTCCAGAAGTTAATTGACGATATAATTTGGGACTATCGTCATCATTAAATATACAACTATTCGCAATCGTGCCATTATCTGTGAAAGGTACGAACTTACCAACCCTCTGCCCAGCTCCGTTGCCTTCGTAAATAATTGGGAAGAAATGTTCTTCGCCATTTGGTATTGTTGGTGTTGCCATATTATTCTGCTCCTAAATTCTTTGTGCAAAGTGCCAAGTACCCACTTGGTACAGTATATTTAAAATTACCTACCCCATTTGCATCACTGTTTCCACCTGCTGTTACATTACCTGCAAACGTTCCATCTTGTCCAAAATTATAATTAAGGGTATGACTTGTAGGAGCTGAACTACCACTTGAACCTGCTATAAAATAATGCCCTAAAGGAACACTAGATGCTGATGTTATAGATATAGCACCAGTGCCAGTTGACCCACTTGTTGGGTCTCCACTATTTTGAAAAGTACCATTTTTTGAAAAGTATAACTTATTATTGTCTAAATCAAGTGCTATTCCTATAACATCATTTACTGTGTAAGAATTACCATAGGAATTACTTACATTATTATTATAATAACTTCCATCTTGCGAATAATACGCATAACTGTTTGCAAATTTACCAGCATAAGATGTATTTAGAAGAGGTTCGTCACCATAAATTCCTAAAACGAAGTAAGTAGGTGAACCACTATGAATTTCCCACTCTGCATACCATTTACCTGAACTAACTGCTATTGAGGCTAAACCTCCAATGGAAGTGCCATAATTAACTTGTAAATTACCTTCAGCATATGTACCACTTCCTATTAAACTAGAAGCATGAATGGGATTAGCAACTGCAAAATTATTCGTTGGTGAGTCAAGAACTTGGTCGTGTGCTCCAAGTCCACTTGTGGTGAAATCATTACCATTACCCGATTCATCGTCTCCTAAGTCGGATGCATCTCTGCCATCAATTTTAAAACCATTTGTTCCATAACTGCCAGTGTATTCTTTAGGGACCCAGATTTCTGAATTATTAAATTCACCAAAAAATTCTGGTCCATAAGCTAAACCATCTAATAGATGTATTTCTGCCATATAACCATCAAAAGAAAAATATGTTGCTGATAGTTGTGAACCTATTTGATGCAATACTTGTGTGTTAACATCAGTAGGTGTATTTTGTGTAGGGTAATTTTCAGTGGCAAAATTAGTAACTCTTTCTCCGTTGACATAAATTCGTATTCTTTCAGATTTAACTGCATTCGTTGTATCTGCTGCTAGTATGATATGATACCAGGCCGCAGGATCTCTGAACACTTGTGTAGTTTCTAAATCATCAGTATTACTTCCACTATCAAGATGTTGATATTGTAATTGATCATCGGTATTAAAATAAAATTGGTCGCAATTATTTTTATCAGCACCTATTTGAAATAAAACTTGTAAAGTTCCAAGTGTAGCTCTTTTAACCCAAAAACTCCAAGTCCATGTTTCTTCTGTGCCAGTTGCAGATGGTGTTCTTCCCATATAAGGATTGTCACCATCATTAAATCTTATTGATTGACCTATTGCATATGTGGTTGTACCTGATCCACCTGCACCTGAAAGAACATTATTTTGAAATACCATTTATACCTCTTGTATTATTTAACATCTAGTGATGCTGCCATATGCACACTAGAACTCGATAACACAACGTAGTCAATACGGTCAACGGCAGAAGCTGTCGTTGTCAATGTAGGAGCCGTACCCCCGACAAACTTGTAAGCACTATTAAATGATAACGTCCTTGATCCAGTACCATCTTGACGAACAAAGAAGCTTCCGGTTTGTCCTGACTGAACATTTGTTGGAGCACCTAAGTTTCTGTTACCACCTAATCTAACATCAAAGTTTTGACCACTGTTAAAGTTTACTGAGATCGTTGATGCATCAGTTAATGAAACAATATCAGCAACGGCTGACTTTGTAATTCTAAGTTGTTTACCCAGTGAGTCAACAGCACTTACAGATATAGCTGTTGTTGCAAATAGTTTAGTTGTATCTGTGATTGAGCTTGAAATACTTGTTGTAATAACTCGTGTTGAATCTACGGCTGTGGCTGATACCGTGCCACCAACTGTGATCGGGCCAACAGCACCACCTTCTGTAGATAGTGCACTAACACCTACTGGGTCAACGGAGTTGTGAACATTTACACCATCACAATAAATAAACTTTGAACCACCACGAGGAGCAATAACATTTGTTGTTGTTGCGGCTGTTTTTATTTTAACTGTATGTGTGCCACCTGATGTTTGATTATCAACAACATATAACTTTTCAACACTAGGAATTACTATAGTTGAGTCAGATCCTAATGTTCCTTCAATTCTTAATACAGCATTACGAGACTGATCGGCTGCACCGTTACTAGCTGTTAATGATGTTGTGGCTCCTGTTGTACTGACAACGACTACACCACCGACGGCTTCGTCAACCATATCAATAACTTGTTGGTTAAGACGATCACCCCAAGAGTTTGCATTTTCGCCATCAGCTTGTTTCTCTAATCTTAATCTTGTTGTATAACTACTAGGCATAATTAATTACTTCCTTTTACTAATGTATTATCGCCTCCAGCTGGTGAGGCATTATTTCTCATATCATCCTGTCTTGTCCTTCTGGCTTCATTTAATAAGTCAGTAAAGGCTCGTTGATACTCTTGTTCCCAAATTTGAGCCGCAGAGTAATTTTTCATAAACATACAAGCTTCCTTCATACTAGCATAAAACAATGCATTAGAACAATATTCAGTAAAGAAATTCTCTTGATGCACTGAGGTAGCTGCTGTTGGTTGAACGATATAAGACATTTCACAATCATAAGCCGACACCGGTGTAGGAGCTATAAGTAAATTATTAAAACCAAAGTTTGCATAATATCTAGGCACTCCCACACTTGTACGTTGTGGCCAATAATCATTTAAATATTCGTCGGTCTTTTGTAATAAATTAATACGTGTGCCGTCAGACTTTATAATATTTAAATTTTTAATAATTAAAGTGTTTAATGGTTTAGTAATAAATGGATCACCGATAACCATGTTTGATGTTGCATATTGCACAACACCGTATGAATCTATTTCTCTTGTTAATCTGGCTTCAGCTCTTTCAATAAAAGCTGGGATGTCACCAACAAACTCTGTGCTGGTGTCTTCACTTGTTGTTTTAATTCTGTTTACTAATTGGTTAAATGTTATACTCATATCTTCTTAGCCTTCCATATTTCAGAAGTACCACCAAAAACTTTAGGTGTCCATATTCCTCTTATGTGTGTTCTAAATCTAGCACTAACTCCTGTTAATACCAAGTTACCGTCACCGTTTATGTTTGGTGATATAACTCTCGTTCTTACTAATGGTTGGAAGTTTGCTTTACCTCCCATACCTGCGTGTATGCTACATTGATAGTATAATGTAGTTGGGCCATCATTCGCAACAAATATTTGTGTATATGCCCCAGGATTACCTGGAGTTCCTACAGTTTGTACGTTAGTTGAAAAAAGTGTGCTTCTAGCTGCATCTAAATAAAATCGTAATGGATGACCATCATTAGAACTATCGGATTGATCAAAGGTATATAGTGCACGATCTTTGACTAAATTTAAACCATACTGTTGTCTACCGTCTATAAAGTATTTGTTAGCTCCTCCTACACTTACAACCGTAACTTTAAATGTTTTACCACCATTGTATATCACTGGGTTAGCTCCAGCCTCTATGTTTTCATTACCTGTTGCAAATGTCGCCGATGTTTGTGATGGTATAACATTTGTTCCAAAGAATGCGACAGCATCTCTTATGGTAAATCTTGGTGCTAATCCTGTTAAAGAAACTTTTGGGCTGCTAGTAAATGATGTGCTTCTTAGTGTAGTTACTAATGCTACTCCTGTAACATTTTGTGTTTTAACAACTACAGCTGTTGCCGATCGTAAGCTAAATCCTATACTTGTTCTTGTGGCTGATACACCTGCATTAGCTGCTGTGGCTACACTACGAAGAGATAAATTTATTCCTACATTAGTTACAAAAGCTGTGCCTGGAATAGTTACGTCTACAGAACGAAGAGTGGTAGATAATGAAACTCCTGTTACACTAACCGATCGGTCTACAACACTACGGTTCCATGCACCTGAGTTCCAAGTATTTCTACTGTATCCACTAGTAACCACAGACATAGACGATTAACCTCGACTATGAAAGTGTGATAATAGCAGTGGCGGCAGCAGCAGCTGGGAATGAAATT